CTCTTTATATAGCTGTTCTATGACATATGATCTTGTCCTGTGGGCTGAAGCTACTAAACTGTCCTCCTTACGCTGTAACCCGTTAGATATTGATAGGCTAATCTTAGGGTGCGACATAAGCTTACTGCAATCAACGTAAGCGTGTTTAGGTATGCCACCTGTCTTGGTACGAGCTACATCATATACACTCATATAGACCTCTATATGACTTCCCAACTTACCTTTGACAATGCCCTCGACAAATGCCCTTTGCTTGGGAGTTAGATCGATGGGTTTCTTTACTACCTTTAACTGTGGCTTTGATTTCTCTGTCATGGATAAATATTAACCGATCAACAGTCATTCGCTAATCATACTTTTATATCTACTTATATGCTTGCTTATATGCTCAATATCATTATACTTATAAGTATGGACAGGGCGCGAGGTGCGCCACCCATACAAACCTTAACAAAAACAAACACTTGGAGGTGTTACATGACAAGCAACATAAACAAAGAACGGATAGCTGTTCGCAAATTTGACAAGGTAAACCTAGATTTCTGGAATGGTATCCAGAGAGGTAAGAGAACTAAAGATAAAGGTAGACCGAAGCAATGGTCTAAAGACAGAAACACTAGACGTAATGTTTACGCATAAACTTAGTGATAATCGATTAACTTAAATAGAGGAATTAAAAATGGAATCAACAAAGAAAATTTTTGTAGTGTATGGAGAAGATGCTCTTAGCCATAGGAAAGCATATAACAAAACAAATCATGATCGTTACTATCCAGTGTGCGCGACAGCAAAAAAGTTTAAACAATTAATGAAAACTGACACATGGACGCTCAGTGCATTACAGAATATTGAGGATTTAGATTTTGAAGTAATTACGTTTACAAATTGGATTGGACTAACTGAGTGGGATGAAGAGGTATTCGTCTACAGAAATTGGTTGATCAGAAAGCATGAGCGTCATGATGATGGGTGGGTAGTTTACGCACCATCATCAGATTCAGAGAAATTTGACTTAGATGATTACACCGCGGTGGATCACTACGATACCTTGGAGGATGCTGTAAGGACAATTGATTTGTTTAACGATTGCCTTTATAAAAAACCAAGTTTTATAAAGTAGCTAGCAGTTAAGCCCATTCGTGAGAGTGGGTTTACTGGTGTCTATTGATACCACATTAAACTTAAATTACATGGAGGACATTCTATGAAGATGTCAAAAGTAGCAAGCCACACTGAGTGGATCGTTAAGGCTAATCATACGCCCTGTCTGATAGGTGGAACAGGGATCGGTAAGTCAGCGACAGTTAGACAGCTAGTTGATAAGTTAGCTGATGGTAGGAAAGTAGTAGATAGTATAAAGCCTAATGAGGATGAGTATGGGTTTATAGATTTCAGATTACCGCTGTATGAGTCATTAGACCTTTCTGGACTGCCTTACATTAATGACAATGGACAACAGAAACGAGCCTTTCTGGGTAATCTTCCCACAGGTGGTGAAGGTCTGTTATTCCTTGATGAGGTCGCACAGGCTCATCCCAGTGTTGTATGCCTAGTGTCTCAGTTAATTAGTGATAAGCGACTAGGAGAGTATGTACTACCCAAGGGTTGGCGAGTGGTGCTAGCCTGTAACCGCGTATCGGATCGCGCATCCAGTAATCGACTGCCGACTCATTTAGTTGAGAGAGTACAGTTGATTGAGTGTGATGTCGTATTTGAAGATTGGGAGCGATGGGGTACTGAGAATAAAGTAAATCCTTATGTTATGGGTTATCTGTCATTTCAACCACAGGCTCTCAATATCTTTGATGCTAAGTCTGATGGAGCGCAAGCTAACCCAAGATCATGGACTAGGCTGAGTGACATTCTAAAAACTGGACTGCCTAAAGATATGTGGAGAGAAATGGCTGTGTCTTCAGTTGGCGAGTTACAAGCTACTGAGTTTGCTAACTTTATAATGCTTATGGATGACGTTCCTAATCTGTCAGACATTGTTAACGGTGTTGAAGCGCAAGTACCTACAAAGGGCGGTGTATGTTATGCCACCTGTATTGCTCTGATGGATAAGATAGAAACCGCATCCAATGAATTGATCCACAGATATTTTGAAAATGCACTAGCATTTGTTAGTGGAATGGATACGCCAGAGTTCTCGATATTCTTTGTGCGTCAATGCGTGGCGAGAAGACCAGAGTTAAAAGATTCGTCAGCCTACTCTGGATTCAAGATCAATAATCAGCACATCGAATATTGATTGGTCAATAATATTTTTTAGGAGGAAAAAATAAATGGAAAAATCTACATTACATGAGACAGCAACACTGGTGAGATTCACCACTAAGTTTTGGAGTGGCATCAAATCTGATAAAGACCTACGTTCACAGTTGGCTGATGATGTGTCAGCACAATCTGACTTATTAAACGTGCAGAAATATCTGGTGGGTAAAGAGCACTCCAAATACTTTCGTAGGATTATCAACAAAGTAAGGAATGAGTTTTACTATCCTAATACATTGCCTTGGAATGATAACTCCTCAGATGATGAAGGGATGGTAGTATCTGGGTGGAGGTTATGCCCTAACTCAAATCTGGACAATCTGATTGCTCAGATGAGCCAGTCTAAGCGAGACTTTGAAAAGGAGGTTGATGAGTTTCTTGAGTTTTATCCAGATAGGATTAAACAAGCCAAAGTATTATTAGGCGATGCATTTGATCCTTTAGATTACCCAGATAGTGATTACATTAGAGAGAAGTTCCGTTTTGAATTTGAGACTAACATGATCCCTAATTACTCATCTGATATCAGATTAAAGGTGTCAGCATCCGCAAGGGCAAAGATAGAGAGCGATGTAACCAACAGGATTCAATCTAACGCACTCTCAGCGAGTAAGGCGATCATTGACTCACTAGTTGAACAAGTCTCTCACATCGCTGATAAGGTGGGTCAGTACGATCCTAAAGATAAACAAGGTGGATTCTTTAAGGATTCATCCTTTGAGAAACTCAGACAGGCTATTTCTGTACTGCCTAATTTCAATAAAGATATACTTGGTGATATTTCATCGGTCAAAGATGCACATCAAAAATTAGTGGGCATCATGGCGAAGATAGATTCTGTCGATTCGCTCAGACAGGATAGCGATGAGTCAGCCAGTAAACGCGAGGAAGTCTCAACAGATTTGAAGAGTGCAATTGATCCTCTCAAAGGCGATTTCCTTGCTAAATTAGGAGGGTTAAAGAATGACTAACCTTACCCCTAAAGAAATGGTAATAAAGGCGAGAACCGCCCTCATGCGCGATCAAGTTGGCATGGCATCAATACTCTTACCTTTAGAGATTGTCGAAGATGAGACTAAGCCGACTATGGCAACAGATGGTCGTAAGATTTATTACAATCCAGAATTTGTGAAAGATTTATTATCCGAAGCGATACAGGGTGTTTTATTTCATGAGGGTTGTCACGTTATCTTTGAGCATCATTTAAGGATCGGTAAACGCAATCATAAACTTTGGAATATCGCGTGTGACTATGTGATCAATATGTATATTCTAGATGTACTTGGAATGAAGTTGCCCGAAGGTGGATTGTATGACGCGCGATTTAAAGGTATGGGTGCTGAGAAAGTTTACTCCATCTTGGATGATGAGTTGGATCAAGATAAAGAACAGAATGATGAGAGCAACAGCGATCAATCTGGGAATGACTCCGACTCTGATGACGGCACAGAAGATGAACAACAATCGACTGGTAAATATTCTTCTGAGGATGGCACACAGAACACTCCTCCGCCATCAAAGTATGACAATCTTCCAGACTCGCAAGGCGAAATCATTATGCCTAAACATGACGATGGCAGAGAGTTTAATGGCGAGGAGTTAGAAGAAATGGCTAGCGCACTCAGACAAGATGTCGTTATGGGCGAGAAGCTAGAGCGATCACATGGCAACGGTGAAGGGAATGCCTTAATAGGTGTTATGTCAGATATAGCTAGAAAATCTACCATCAAATGGTCTGAGGTGATTGGCGATGATATGAAGTCAAATATAGCTGATGATTACACATGGTCTAAGCCTAATAGAAAGCATTCTTGGAGAGGTGTTCACATGCCATCGCCCACGCATAGTGTTGATGGCGGTGTGTTAGCTATCGCTATGGATTCAAGTGTGTCAGTCAGTCAGAAGGAAGCTGACTACATGGCGAAAGAAACCAGAGTTATTGCTGAGGAATTAGGGCTAGACAAAGTAATGGTCTGTTACTGTGATCACATCGTTAGAAAAAATAGTGATGGTGAATGGTGGGATGTCTTTGATCTAAGCTGTGGCGATGAGATCGAGTTCAAGTTGCGCGGTGGTTATTACACAGAGTTTGATCCAGTCATGAATTTACTCAATGACTACACCGATAATGCACATGAGATACAGGCACTAATCTATTTTACGGATGGTCATGGCGATGTGAATGCAGAATTGCAACCAGACTTGCCAGTCTATTGGGCGATTACTGATGAGCGATTCTTTACTGATGACTATTACATCAAGCGCATGGCAGAGAACTTACCTTTTGGTAAACACATCTACCTTGATGCTGAAGAAGCGTACCGATGAGAGAGCAGAACTGGTGTGATCGATGCGAGGAGATCGTTGATAAAGATGACGATCTCTGGACAACGGGAGATGTGTACGGTGTTTTCGATAGCCGAGGTTATCGAGACACCTTTGACGATGGCTCGACTTTGGTATGTCAAGATTGCTTGGCAGACAAAGAATTCATTGAGGAAGGATTATTAACGGGTCAATAAATATTTTTTTTACAGCAGGGAGGACACACAAATGGGAATTAAAAAGTTTAAAGTTGGAATGATCACCACAGATTCTTTTACTGTGGAAGTTGATGCAGAAAACGCTGAGCAAGCAGAACAAAAAGTTGAAGAGACAATAAGAGCACTCGAGGAGTATCAGCAGACAGATGGTCGATACTTATTCTATTGGACAGGGCAAGATAACTGTGAGGTTGTCCACAGAGAAGTGTCGATAGAGGAAGTTGAACTTATTGAGGTTTAATATATAATTTAATCACGATTAGTTATTCATTCGTGATACCCCCTTCGGGATGGCAATAGTCATCCCTTTTTTTTATCTATTAAAAGTTGCTCTACCTACACCTGTGTTTTTAATACCTGTGGTAAACGACTGTTGACCAGTAAATATTTTTTTTAACTCGCGGCAAAAGCACAACATATTGTGGTGGCTAAATAATTAATACACTATATGTAGTTTTTTTCTTGCACTATGCAATCTATAACGTATAATTATTGTGTTGACGATTCCATTTGGTTGACACCTCCGCAAAGGGAGTAACGCAAGTTGCTCCCTTTTTTATTGATGTTCGACTAAAGATTTCACAAGGCTTGCATTAAGCTATATAATAAATCTATGTACGCAGTAATAAGACATACGTTTGTGCTTGATCTTAGAGATAAGTATAACTCTCAAGGTGAATGGCAACACAAGGTTTGGTTGTTTGATACTGAACGAAAAGCTATGGCTTATGCGATCACTTTATTGACTGACCCTGTGTTGATTGGCAATGAGCATTACTTAGCACACGCATTAGAAAGATTGCAGACAGGTAAGTTTTGGCAGTTGGGAAATGAATCAGTTGCAGTTGGTAAGGTTGAAGACACCATACACATAGAGGAATATGAGGATGAAAAATCTATACATTAGATGTTCAGAAGAAACTTATCAGTTGGCAAATGATCTTGCTAAAAAAGAAAGCAGATCAGTTACTAAACAAATCATACATTTAATTCACAACGAAGCAGAAAGGTTGGGCATAGAAGTTGAAGTAAAAAAACCAGATTGGTTAGAAAAAATTAGTGACGTTCCAACGACTGCGGAACTGCCATCTGATGTCAAGGTCGGTCTTCAAGGGCTTGTTGGAACATCACAACAGGGCTTTCACCAAGACTAATATACCAGTAGTTTAGTAAAGTTTTAGCCGAGGTCTTCACCACTTGTATATCTATATCATCTAATTCTTTAGGTGAATCAACCATTATTCTCCAGAACTTTCTTTCTATTTGTTCTCCGCATTCTTTTTTTAATTCTCTTTGAACTTTGATGAGAACAATAGAACGAGGCGTAGAAGGAAAAGATTGACCAGTAAATATTTTATCAACAGCTCCTGCTGAGCTTTGCAAAAACGCACCGCTAGTTGCAATGAGACCTAGGTATTTATCACAAGCATTGTGTTCGCTTTCGTTTAGTTTGTTACTGAGATAAAGACTATCTATGATGTGCTGATCATACACTATTGCTCTAGCAATATTAGTATCTTCAACCTTTGAAATGCCTACCCTCTGCTTTGAATGAAGATAGGCATTACCTATTTCGTTTATCTTAAGTTTAGATTTCCCAATCAAAGTCATCTTCTACTTTAGCTATCTCTCGATACCTTCCGTTAACTGGATTGAACTGCATCGTAACATTGCCAAGAGAACCTTGCCAACCCCATCTTGCTTTCCAGTTATGAATCTGAACTCCATCATCTCCTCTGTAAACTGTAATCCCTGTGTCTGCTTTAGAAAACCATGCCATTGATTTAGCTATGTCGACTCCTGTGCATACATTCTTTTTGCCATCCCTAATTTGTGGCTTGGTCGGATGACTTACAAAAAATACTAAGACATCATGTTGCTTTGCAAACAACTGAACTTTAGTAAGCATGTCAGATACCATGTCTGTTTCTAACGCATACTTAGTGTCAGTCTGAATAAAGTTAAACGGATCGATGACTAGAATCCTTGCACCGACTCTCTGTACCGCATTCGCCCCCTTCTCCAAGATGCTTTCAATCGTAGGTATATCGCCATCCATATAGTCTTGAAACAAGATATGATCTTTAATCCATGACTCTGCATAGTCCTTTTCTTCTTGTGTCATTCGCGTGTTAACGCCTTTAAAGAAGGGTTTGCCTGTAAGTATTTGTGCTATCTGTACTGCATGAAGATGAGGTGGCTTTTCAAAACTACAGAAACAAGTCTTCCAACCATTGTTGCTAGCTACATTGACTATTAACTGGTCAATAAAAGCTGACTTGCCATCCCCGGGATATCCTGTTACGACAAATAAATTTCCTGTGCTAAGAGTAAACAGCTTATCCACAGAAGCAAAACCTGTTGAAACTCCAGTAGGCATACCTTTCTCGTACAGAGATTGGAAGTCCTCTGAGTAATGATCAATAGAGTTTAATCCATGTAATGGTATCGGCTCTGCATTAAGTATCGACTGCTTTAAATCATACTTGCCTTTTGCTATTAGCAAATCATTAGCATCTTTCTCGCCTTGGAAATCCACACGATAGCACCTTGCTTTATTTAATCGTCTAGATAATTCGTCAGCTAACACATCACCAGACACATCATTATCTGTTGCCAGTATAATCTTTTCTACACCCTCAAACTTTTGCCTGTCTTCCCAAACGTATTTAAATCTACCGTCCTCTGATGCATCGACTTTATTGTTAGTAATCTTTGATGGCGCACCATTTGGTACAGAATAAACTTCTACGTTCATATAATCATGGAAGGCTGTCTTGATTGCTAAGGCATCTAACTCTCCTTCGGTAATTACAATGGTGTTTTCTAAATCGGGTAGCTTTCTATCTTTGACATTTGTGCCCCACAACCTAGTTGCATTGCCATCCCACCAGAATCTTTTATCTTCGGCATCTCTATATTTGATAGCTTCAATATCCCCTTCTGCTGTGCGGTAGACAAAACCTATGACTGGTTTATATTTATTTGCACCTGATCCGCCAATCGCTGTGCCGTAAGACAAAGCTACCTCTGGACTTATCTTTCTGCTTTTAAGAAATAAAGCGCCAACGCTTCTCAAATCATTGACAGGCTCATCTATTTTAGTGACAGGCTTTGGTGTTGGCTTGACTGCTCTTAGTCTTGTTTGAGTTTTCTTTGGCACGATTCCGTTCTCACCGCAGTGATGGCAGTTGTAAATAATCTTTTCGCTTTCTATATTGACTGATAAGGGTTTATCCCTTTTATGTTTTGATCGGGTATCTTGACAAAGTGGACAGGCGATTTTGTGTTGTCCCAAGCTAAGGGAATAGGTAGACGACTCTACCGCTGTGTTGACATCCATAATTTTCTCCGCTAAATTATTATAATAACTTACTAGTAAGTAGTAACCTCCTTTAAAATAAACACTTAGTAAATGTAGTAAGTAACTACTACACTAAAGTATCTATCTCCCTTGCAATATTGTTGGCTAATTTCTTTCTTGAAATTAATGGATAATTAGTTAGTGCCATGATTGATTTCACCGCACCTTGATGATTGATCTTTAAACTGTCGCATAAATCTAGAAAGTCCTCACTCTTTAAATATTGCATGGCATCAGTGGATTTATTCAAATCTTTACTGGCAATATCTCTTACTGCTTGTTTAAAAATTGCTCTGATTAATTTACTGTCATCACCACTAGCCATTTATAAATACTAATACACAAGTTGCATATTATCAACCTATGATTTATTATATAATATCATAATTATGTGAGGGATTATAAATGAGTTATCAGATAGAAAAAGATATTCCGTTGCCTAAACGTACAGGCAGACCTAAAAAATACCCTATAAACATAGAGGAATTACAGGTTGGAGAGATGATAAAAGTACCTATGGCTGAGGATAATTATTATGAAGATGCATTATTAATTAGAAATTTTGTATCGGCTTACAAAAATAAATCAAAAAGAAAATTTGCTACTCGCAGAATTACTGAAGATGAATACGGTGTCAATGGCATAGGCATATGGAGGTTAGAATAATGCATAAGATAGATAAGAATATACCATTTCCTAGCGACATGATTCTTCGCAACACAAAAGCTGAAAGATATCCTTGGAAACAAATGGATGTAGGAGATAGTGTTAAGATACCCATGAGGGAAAAAGAAGATGTTGATAAGTTCCGCAACAGGGTTTGTGCTAGCTATAGAAGATATGGCAATGAGCAGAATCCAATGAAAAGATTTACTTACAGATTTTTAAAAGACCCAGATGGTCGCATTGATGGTCTTAGAGTCTGGAGACTACACGACTACGATGTTCACGAATGAAATATACTAACAAGCATGACATCCCTAAAGAGATTATTAGGGCAATAGAAAATGACCAGTACACTAGGGGTAACTCTGACATAAGTGTAACTGGTTTATTGCAACCTCCTAGAATCAGATTGTTAGAGCGAAAACATCATGATGATATTGTTCTAGATTATTCAGATGAGACTTGGAAAATACTAGGTCAAGCTGTACATGCAATATTAGAAAGGGCAAATGAAAACTATGATGACACTATTACAGAGCAAAGATTGTTTGCAGACATAGAAGGATGGACTGTTAGTGGTCAGACAGATAGCTTGGCTGTGCATGATAAGATTCTTAAAGATTATAAAGTTACTTCAGTATGGACTGTGGTCAACGCTTTGAAGGAAGGCAAGTCTGATTGGGAGAAACAGCTTAACTGTTATGCATATCTCTACAAGCACAACACTGGAGAAACCATTAACCAGTTAAATATTATTGCGATAGCTCGCGACTGGAATCGAAGGGAGTTGCAGAGAAGAGGCGGTGATTATCCAAAGAGCAGTATCATTACTATTGATATACCGCTGTGGTCTGAGCAAGAACAGTTGCAGTTTTTTAAAGATAGAGTTTCTTTTCATAGGTCTTCTGAATTCAAACATAGTATGGATGGTGAGTTACCGCTATGTTCTGATGAAGACAGGTGGAAAAGAGAGGACACTTTTCGTGTGATAAAGAAGGGTAGGAAAAGAGCAATTAGAGTTTTACCTAGTCTGAAAGAAGCCGAAGAGTTTTTGGGGAGTAACGAAGATGGTTTATCTATAGAGATTTCTAAAGGTGAATCAATTAGATGCGGTGCATACTGCAATGTTGCTCAATTTTGTAACCAGTATAAAGAGGAGTTAGCGAATGGATGACAAAGCATTAGATGCACTTTTATCTAAACCTACTTATCAAACTATATGGAATACACTTAGTAAAGTAGATTGTAACGATCATATTGAAAAGAAAATGAACCTAAGTTATTTATCTTGGGCATGGGCGTGGGGTGTTTTGATGGATCATTATCCCGATGCAGTAATTGATTTTTATCATGATCCGCAAACAAATTTACCTTGTGTATTTTTTCCAGACAAGACTGCTGAAGTTAGATGCAGAGTTTCTATAGGTTCTGTAACCAGAGAAATGTGGTTGCCTGTTATGGACAACAGAAACAATGCCAAAGTTAATCCAAATTCTAGAGATGTTAGTGACGCCAAGATGCGATGCTTGGTAAAGACTCTAGCACTTTTTGGATTAGGGCATTACATCTATGCGGGAGAGGATTTACCTCCAAGTGAAAAAGAAGAGAAGGTTGAAGAGAAAGTTGTCAAAGCTGAAAAGCCTAAGAAGCAACCAGTAAAAGAAGAAACAAAGGACTGGACATCAGACCCTAAGAAATATGCTGACACATTTGTTACACCTATGTTAGCGTTGATTGATAAAGCTGAAGATGTTGTATCCTTAAAAGAGTTGTTTGTTAATAACAAAAGTCACTTCAAGGTTCTTGAGGAACAAGTGCCAGAAGAATACAAAAAGTTAATTGACAAATTTATGAAGAAAACAAATGCATTTGAAAAGGAGATTGGTGATGCAGATACAAAGTGATGGACAGATATTTACAAACAATTTTAAATCTGGAGATAAACAACCAGATTGGACAGGATCAATTAAGTTAAGTAGAGAACTACTTAAAGGTTTAGTTACTAAGGTTAAAGAGGGGGGCGAAGCTGAAGTTAGAGTTGCCCTTTGGGATAGAACGTCAAGGGATGGCAACGAATACAAGTATGCCCGATTTGATTTACCACAACCAAAGAAAGAGGAGGTCAATAATGTACCCCAAGAAAGTAAACCTAATGAGGGAGGACATGATAACAGACAACAGTCCGACCCTTTCGCCAACGAAGATATCCCTTTTTAGAAAGATGTACGCAAAGGGAATAATACAAGAGATAGAGGAAGTTACTAATCCGCAAGACTTTCATAACTTTCTTTCATCTTACAATGCTTTGACTAAACAATTGGAGAATGTGCGTGATCCATTAAAGACTACACCGCACAAGTTGTTGATCGATTACTTGCAGTATGTGATTGACAAGAACCAAAGGGAAGCAGAGCAAACAGCATTGGGTGTTTGATTAGACCAAAGTGACTCCATACTTAAGTTGCAGGCTTGATCCACCTGTGGTCGCAACGGATCATTAAATAACGGAGGATAAAATGGCGATAAAAATTATAGATAATAATCCTTATAAAGGGTGTTTTAGAGGAACAGAGATAAATTATTTTGCAGTGAAAGTTTCTTTTTCAGAAAATGAATTTAAGTTGATGGAGCACTTTGAAGAAGAATTAGATATGAAAATGACAGACCAAATCGAATATGTTTTGAATGGTTTATTTCCTAAAACTAGAGAAGCTTACTGTAGCTTTATGAAGGATGGCGTTAAAAAAAAGTATGAACAAATAAGAAAAGATGCTACTAAAAATGAAGCATTTACTATAGATAAGATTAGTAAAGTGCAAAGGGGGTAATCAAATGGAAGAAAAAGAATTGTGGATGGAAAAAATTAGAGGTCTCGCTCCTGTCTTAGAGAAAGCAGAGATAGAAGTTCATAATGAGAAGGCAAACTTGCAGAGACTTATGGCTCGACTGAAGACAGAAGCTATCTCTCATGGCAATAAATCAGTTGCTTCACAAGAAACATACGCAGAAAATCAAGATGTAATCTATCAATCTAGATTGAATGTAGGCATTGCACAAGGACACTTGATGTCAGTCAAGGTGCAGATAGATGCTTTAAAGATTGGCTTTGAAGAGTGGAGAACTAAAAAGGTAAACGAGAGGGAAGAGCGCAAGAGGTATGATGGCGATTAATATTTTTGATAGTTTCTGTTGTATTTTTACAGCAGGGTGTTATAAAAAAATATTTACCCGTCCATTATCTTTAGGGAGTTTGTTATGAAAGCTAGCAGTGCGAAAGCAAAAGGGAGAAAGTTACAGCAATGGTTTACTAATTTGTTGATTGATAAACTTAATTTAGATAAAGAAGATTTAGAAAGTAGACCGATGGGCAGTCAAGGAGAGGATATTATACTTGGCAAACAGTCCAGAGATAAGTTTCCATATTCTATTGAATGCAAGAATCAAGAGGCGGTAAACATCTGGAAAGCCTATCAGCAAGCTGAAGATAACTGCAAAGGCTACGAGCCTTTGGTAATAATAAAAAGGAACAGAAGCAAAACTCTAGCAGTAGTAGAAGCGGAGCATTTTGTTTCTCTTATGGTGAACAAAGATGATTGAACTTTACGAAAAGAAACTAAACAAAAGAAAGCGAGATTGGTGGGAGTGGCACAAGAGTAATCCGCGTGTATGGCTTTTGTTTGAGCAGTACACATTTGAAGCGATCAATAGTGGCAGAAAGAATTACTCACATTGGGCTATCATTAATAGGATTAGATGGAACGAAGAGATAGAAACAAAAGGTGGTGACTTTAAGATAAGCAACGACTACATATCTTTTTACGCAAGACTATTCCATGCAAGATATCCAGAACATAATGGGTTCTTTAAGTTAAAGCTATTGAAAGAAGAAAAAGAAATAGAGTTTTTAGAGTCCAAGGGTTATGACAGGAACGTCAGATTGTTTTCTTAACTCTGGCACGAAAGCTAACCTCATGTCTCTAGACATTTCCATTTGCTCTAATATCTCTTCTTTTTGATCTGAAGATAAAGAGTTTGTATTTAATACAGCATCCCTTTGTTTTCGCCAGTGTCTCATGTATCTTTCAATCGCAAGTATTTGAGGTCTAGTTACAGCTAGCCCTCTGTGATTTTGCATGTATGCCATCAACTCATCTGTTCTTCCTTGCTTGCGTAAAGCGTTTACAGTCTGTTGGAACTTGTTACTCTCTGCTCTTAATTCATAGTATTGTTGCTGTAAGCCACCGCCCAAATCAGTTTGTAAAAATCTTTTAAAGACTGGCATTCTATCTATTCTTGGGCTGATAAAATCTCTGTCAGTAGTTTGTCTTAATATTGCATCAGTCATACCAAGGACATAGCCACCGATTGTTCCTCCGTAACCTCTTAACACATACTCTATTTTTATTGGTGATATGTTAAAGGTTTCTCCGACAAGTCTTGCTAACTCATTAGTATTATAATTAGCTTGATATCCCGGCTCCAAGCCAACTCTCTTGTAGTATGGAACTATCTCATTACCAGTGTAAGAACTTCTATTAATTATAGCTTCTGTCAATGGCTTGATTGCTTGGAATCCTAAAGGATCAATCTTCAAAGTAGTTTCTGCTTGCCGAAGTAAAGAATCAACTGTTTCATTTAAATCTCCACCCATCGCAACATCTATTATTCTTTCTGGAATAACCTTATACATAACTCCAACCTCAAAAGGTATAGGTATTTTTAAAGCGGGTATTCCTTCTGCATACGGAATTATCCAGTTATCATCTCTAATTTCTCTTGTTGCTCCTTTGTATTCTTCTTCATCACTTACTAGAGCGTAATATAAACCAGTCAATAATGTTAATAATCCTCCCCTTGCCAAAGTGCCTAGAGCAACTCGCCTTGCAAAATCTTGTTGAGTTTCATCAGCCGCTTGCTTTGCCGCGGCCGAATACTTGCCGCTATGTGCTCTATACAAAACATCAAGACCTTGTATCCTAGCATTTAAAAATGGTATTGCCGCGGTTACAATCCTAAATATAGGACTAAGTCCTCTTCTGCTAAAGTTAATTACTTCTAATGCTTGATAAGCCGCTTCAGCCTGACTTCCTGTCAAATCAAGTATCTTATCGTAGACTGCTTGTCTTGTTGCTCCGTCTGATTTAGTGGTCTGCTGTCCTAGCCAATCCCATATTCTTACAGCAGAATCTGTTAGAGATAGCGCACCATTTCTTCCTCTACCGGCTTTGTTCATTTCTTTTCTAATAAACTTAGCTACATCCTGTGGATCGTTGCTAAAATCATAACCTCCGATAATTCCAAACTTTTCTAGCTGAGTCATATCAGCATTAAAGTTTTTAAAGGTGTCTATGATGGGAACCATATTTGCTCCCGAGGTTACGTAAGAAGAAAGACTATCTCGCAATAAGTTAGCTATCATAAATCCGGGATCACGAGTTACTAACTCTCTCAAAAATCCCGCGGGGTAAGCTAAAAATTTTGCGAGACCACCTATGTCATCTATTCCAACAGTCTGCAAACTATTGACCAACATAGGATCAGCCACATCAAAGAAAACCTTTTCGCCATCTATCATCACTGGCATGAGGTTGGCTCTGTTGCCTTCGTAAGTTTCGTCATCTATTCTTTGCGCTTGACCAGATAACTCGAGAGACCTCATAAGCTTTTGCAGTCCATCATTTTTCATAGCCGCAGTAACAATAGCTAATTGATTTTTTGAAATAACAGTTAACGGATCAAGGTTTAAATCTTCTTTACTGCCTTTCATTTTTACTGATAGAGGATTAGAGGATAAGAATCCAGAAGCAATCTTGGGTCCGGCTACATTCTGATCTTCCATTTGTCTGTAGAAAGGATAATAATCAGAGTTCTCTCGCCATATTTTCGCTGTTCCTCTAGTTTCTATAACTTCATTAGCAGAAGCTGTTGAATTGTATGCTTGTATCAGACCTAGTATTTCTGCTCTTGTTTGCTCAGGTGTAAGACTTTCATCAACTCGATACTTACGCTTAGACTTTTTATTGAAGTCTCTTATCAATTGAGCATTCGTTCTGTCCTCTTGCAGTATTCCTCCTTCAACGGCAAAGTCTATTACACGATTATTGAACTGCTGAAACTTATCATATACCTGTTTGACTATTGGATAATCTGATGCTATCTCTGCGGCTTGTGCTATCGCATCTTCAGATACAGGAGTCTCGACTCCTTGTTCGTTAAGTCGTTTACCTCTGGTAGCAACTGCATATATTTTAAATAAAGATTCTAAATCTACATTCGGGTCCTGATATAGTGGAGCAAATATTTCTATCAGTCCCCCATGCTCAAACTGTTCCACAGATGCCAAACCTTCTTTGAATGTAGGCACTCCTGCTTTGAGCATCATCGCATAAATGCCTTTCGCTCTATCAGAGTGCCTAAGAGCCTGTAATGCTCCAGTCTCTGCCATAAGATTAAGCTCTCTTGCTTCTGGACTTATTGCAGTGGCTCTCATAATTGCTTGCTCTGCTCTTGTTAACTTATCAACAAACGCTTCTCTTCCTCTAGTAAGCATTTCATTGAGAGTGCCAAGGTTAGTGCTATCAACTAAAGTTCTACCGAATGATTTTGCAGGCATCTCTGGTCTGCCTATTTCATTTAAAGTCCCTTCATATTTGGGAGGAACTTTGGCATTGCTTCTATGAAATTTAGGAGGATCATTTATTATGCCCATGTCCTCTGGGGCATTTTGAAAATCAAATGCAATCTTAAGGGCAACAGGATTTGCTTGATCGTTGTAGGTAGGTATGACTCCTCGAGATAAGGATTCATTTATTCTTATAACTTCTGCTTGCACCTCAGCAATATCAGCATCAGTAATATCTGCTTCGCCTGCAAGTGCTGAGTTTTCTTCTAAGTAAGGTGGTACTGTTTTAGGTTCAAATCCTACTTCTGCCGCGAATTGTCGGTAGCTTTCGTAGGCGGGGATGTAAAGATCACGGAGGGCGGCTCTTTGTATATCGGATGATTCGGTGAAACCAACTCTATCCCTAAGTCCTCTAATGCCTGATTTAGTTCCCGGTGTCCATCCTTGATCTTCTCCATATTCTATATACTCCGATTCTTGTCCATATCTTTTTAAAGTATAACCCTTACCCTGTATCCCTTCAAGGATAGTGCTAGCAAAGTCAGTCAAATCTTGCGCTGTATAAGGACCTTCAGAAAAAGACTTGGGGTCCATGAATGTTACACCTGTTTTATTATTAGCCATCAACGTAAAGTTAACTTGTTGTCCGGCTCTTTCCATGCCTTCAAATGTATTTGTAATATCTTGTAACTCTTGCACTGTAAATGCAGATTGATCCGGCTTTTCTAAAATCAATCCAGTTTTTAATAAACCTTTTTCTACAGGTCTAGCTGTCACTGCCGCATCTTGCATAAACGCATCCGTAAATAACTGCGCTATTGACCTAACTACAGCAGGCTCCGCCCCGGGAAGTTTCAATAATATATTTGGATTCAAGTATCCATCATAGGTTCCGGCAGACTCTGTAATTTCGTGAGGTATTTGCAGATTATTTAAGAATTTAATTTTATTACCTGAAGAAATCTTCTTTAAAATTTGTCTTTGATAATTTAAGAAGCTTGCAAAAGGAACGGACTCGTCAATATTCTTTGGAAGATAACCTCTCTCTTTCCCCATTTTAAATTCTATGATTACTTCAGGAGCAGAATTTACAATAGCATCATACATATTTTGCTTTAAGTCTGTGTCAAAAATATTTGATTGTGTTTTACTTTTGTAATTAGGATTGTGAATAAATTTACCAGAGAAGGGTCTGTCAATTGCAAAATCTCCCTGATCTATCATTTCTTTTATTGCAGATATTTCTTCTGAAGAGTGTCTTACAGAGGACTCATACGTTCCTTCATTATAAATCTTAGTAGGACCATCATATCTTTGATGAGCCCACAGCAAAGCTTGCACTTGTCTAGGTGTAAATGTTCTTACTTCACCATCAATGTTGTAATTTTCAGTGGCTAACAATCCGATAATAGCTTGCATAACCCTGTATTCGTTCTCATTAATGCCACCGCCTGTGCCATTATCCATGCCAAACTTTCTAATCATATGCCTATCAATTACAGAGAATGGACTAAACCTGTTGTTAGATGAGTCTAATACTTCTAGGGCATAAGTAGCTGTTTTCTGGCCCGTTTCTTGTTTTTTATACAAGCCTGTTTCATAAATTTTTGCGATGTCATTTAGTCTTTGATTGTTCTTATTAGCTACGTTAAACTTTTTAAGTTCCTTTATAAATTTATCCTTGTCATTGACAGGGTCTATTTGTCTGGCAACTATCATTGTTCTTAACGTATCTTTTAAATTAGGTTCTGGCTTTGCTTGTGCAGAGGTAACGCCAAAGATAGATGAAAACTCATTCATGTTAACATCTCCAACTATTGTTGGTATTCCATTACCCCATCTCTCATACCACAGATAATCCATATTTTTCTTTACTGCATCTCGTAAATCTGCTTTTAACTGAGAGTAATCTACAAAATCATGTCGCTTTGCCTTTGTAGGAGAGAATGCACCGAGCGCGGCTCTAAAGTTTTCTGCTTTAGGATTGCCATTAGTATTTTTATATTCATTGTAAACAGCTTCTTCTGTCGCACCGGGGAATAAAATATTACTAGGCGTAATACCTGCCCGCGAAAACTTAGGTGTACTATTTATTTGATCGGTCAATAATCTTATTTCTTCTTCAGCTTGCCTTAACTTGTTAAGTTCTCTTTGGTAGCTAGCCCTAGACATCGAGCCACCTTCCTGTCTAATGGTGCTCTCAGCTACCATCATTCTTTGTGTTGCCCTTTGCAATCTGTCCTCTGCATCTTCTCTGGTCTGAGAAAACTTAGGTGGTGATACAAATTGATTTCTTTCTTTGGCTCTATCTAATGCTTGCAAGCTTCTTATTTTATTTCTTTCTCTTCTGCCTATCTTACCCAGACGAATGTCTTCCATGACAGCTATCGGTGAACTAAATCCAGAACCAAATATGCTGTCAAAAAAACCTTTTATTAAGTCTATGATTTTTCTAATAGTTTTCTTTGACTCGCCCTTAAATTTGCTAGGGTCTTTTCTGTAGTATCTAAATAGTTCAGCAACATATTCTTCTTCGAGAGCGATGATGTTGCCAGTTTCTCTGAGACTAGCATAATTTATATCTATCATTTCAAGAGCAGTCTTTGGCTTGTCACCTTTCTTGGCATCTTTTGGTTGATTGTCTGCTTCGATAGTCGGTAAATATTGTTTTGCAAAATTTAAAAGACGTTGATACTCGCCCTCAGTAATTAAATCTAAATCTCTTATGGCATGGATAGCTTCATGATCTATAGTAGCTGAGATGGCAGACTCTAGCTCTGCATCAGACTTACTGCCATCAGGATCAAACTTTGTCATTGATACGAGTATTCTTCTAAAAGCATCATCATATTCTGCTTCTACATCACTTGCTCTTCCAGTTAGAACAGGTCTACCATCTATAAATTCCATGCCTTGAGATGACCTAATCGCTGTTTCAAATTTAAGACCTACATCTGACAAGCCTAACTGATTCATTTTTTCTCTAATATTTTTTCGTAACGTATCATACTTTTTCATAGTATTTGGAGGAGCAAGCAACAACACCTCCTCTTGCGTTACTACATCTGCACCTTGAGATTCTTGATTGCTAACAACCTCATCTATTTGTTCTTCTTGCAAAGGCGTTAAATCTTGCAGTCTTTGTCTAAATTGATCAGTAGTTTCATTTAAAGGCTGTGCTTTTCTAGCCTGTCTAACCTCAAAGTCTGTAGTCATTACCAGTTTGTTTTTAATTTTTTCTGCCCTTCCACTCTCTATTAAATCGTTTCTAAGCATGTTTAATTCTTTGGGAGACAAATCCCTACCAGTCTGATTATTCTTTACGAGAGACTTAATCTGAGCCGTTGTGATGGGCTCTCCTTTAATACTTGTGTACAAAGTATTTAATTGATTTGCACTGTAAGGTCTAGGTCTAAGGTCAGGTAATTTTGTGGGATTAGAAAACCTAGGTAAGTTTCTAAGTCTAGTGAGAAGTAACTCTTTCTGACCTCTATTCATTTTAGTAAATGAGTTAGTGCCAGTAAGCGTTTCAGCTATGTATTGGAAAGCAGGCGAGTTTAAATCAGGAGTTATGTTTTTTGCTTTGAATACCTTGTTGAAATCATTTCTAGATACAGGTATTTTTTCTCTTGATCTTTTTTGTCCAATGGACTCACCTGTAAGCACCCCTTTCTTAGCCACTTTAAATATGACATGCGCCCTCTCTGACATTAAAGAATTAAAGTCAGCAGGCGATAAAAGTTTCTTGGCTTCTTTGGGAGTGTAGAAAGATTTGATAGGCACATTTTTCTTCTGTGCTTTAGTTTGGAGTTGACCGATAAGACTTGCTTTATCTATCTTGGTATTTCTTAATGGATATGAAGTTTGTTGTAGTGCTAATCTATCCTCTAAATTTTTTGTTTGTGATTCATCTAGAGGACCTAATACGTTCTTGATAGCTTGTATATCTTCTGATATTTGTTTTTGATTTTTTACTTTATCTTTACGCTTTATGTTTATAGTGCTATCTAAAGCCGCCACAGCTTGAGCAGGTATCAAGTGCGCTTGAGGATCATAAACTTTTCTAGCTAAATTATAAGCTGTCCCATTGCCATACAGCCCATTGATAGATAAGTTTTGTTTAGCCGCAGAATCTACAAACGAATCTCTTAAACTTTTTCTTAGATCAATAGCTTTTTTGGCGGCAGATTCAGTGTCTGGCTCAGTAGAATATACATTGCCTGTTTCTAATCCTACAACCGAACCAGTGCCGTTAGGATTACGAACAATTTCAAACTCTTCTAATACAGGAGGTTCAGCAAACTCTAATGTGGACTCGGGTATGGGCGCATCTTCTACTGGCGCGGTAGGCTGTATATCTTTAGGGGCAACAAAGGTTGTAGTTGTGGCTTGATTAAAGAAATCTCTACGTTTAAATTTGCTTTTCTCTTCTTCTTCTCTTTGCTGTCTCTCTAGGTCTTCATTGTATGTATTGCCAATGCCTCTTTTATCTAGCACACCTCTAAAAACTAGATCAGAAACAAAACCTACAGCGCCACCTACAGTAAAGTCATCGAGTAAACTTTCTCCTATTGGTAACTTATCGCTGTATATTCCTCTTGCTACTAAGTCTTGCGCTAAACCTGCACCTGCTTCTTGTATTGCCTCTCTTCCCCCTGTGCCTACAGCAAATCCTAACTTATCTACTAATCCTAAATTTACTTTGTCTTTTGGCACATATCTAAATAAATTATTTAAAGAAAATATTTCTGAAGCACCTATTGCGCCACCTGATAACTCGGCTAGAAGCTCTTGCATTGCCCCTACTTCTTCGCCTTGCTCTCTGGCAAACTCTATATTTTGTCCTTGCGCTGAAATACCTGCCGGAATAGCTAAACCTAAAGCGGCTCTTCGCGAAAACTTTTGTGATCTGTCTAATTTTTCTGCGGCTGTAAGACCTTTAGCTGTGGCTCCTAATCCTGCTAGCTTTCCTGCCGCGGCTCCGGGTATAAAGAACGAAGCAAATGATCCTAGCCCTGCGCCAAACTTACTAGAGAAAGCATCTTCATATCCCTCTGATGCGCCCAAGCTACTTTCATTAAGTTGATTTTGTAAACCTCTTAGGTACTCCCCGACATCACTGTCGTTACCCATATCAAATAAGTTGACAACACCTTCTCCGGCAGAAATAAATGAACCTGCCAAACCTCGAGGGATACCTTTTGCAACCTCTGCAAGGTGACCGCCAAAGGTGGTTTGCACTTCTTCTTTAAATGGCTGATAGTATTCTGGATATAATTCAGACAGTTGATTCTGCAATAAGATTGCATTTTCTTTGGTTATATCATCATCAACCTCTAATATCCTACCATCTGGTAAACGATATTGACCCATTAATATTCCTAATTAGTTATCTGATTTGCAAATTCACCTGTTGCGGCAGGTATGTTATCTATGCCTAGCCTTTTGTTTAATGCATCGCTTATAGAAAGTATTCTATTAAATATATTTTGTTTTTCAGTCATATCAATAGCTTGTTCGTAAGATTTATTTAATTGCTCGAGAGTATCTATCAAGTTTTTCTTTTGCGATTGATCTAATTGACCCTCTAATAAATTCACTTTAGCTAGTGTTGCCGCTGTGGAAAGTCTTAATAACCGTCCTTGTTCTTTAGCAAGTTCATCTGCACTTGCTTGTCTTTTAACCATATTATTATATTTGTCTATCTCTAAAGCTTCTCTTCTTAAGGCGCTTTCTGCATTAAATTTAGCTTGTTTTTGAGCTTGTAAAGCGGTGTCTTGCACATCCTCTTTTCCTGCTATATTCAAAGCAGTGGATAACAATTCTCTATCTGCTTTTGTTTGCGCTAGCCTATCTGCAATGTCTTCTCTTCTTTGCCTTCTCTTTAATCCCTGTAAACCAATAGCTGACTCACCGAGACCCGATGCAATTTCACCTAAATTTTTAGCAGAACCTATGGCTTTAGCTAAGTTGCCCAGAGTAAATACGCTAAGTTCTCTTTGCCGATCTTCTTCTGTAATTTTAGGTATGTCTATGCTTTTTAAACCAAATCTTTCTGTAATTCCACTGACTCTTTCTTCTAAAGGAGCTTTTGGTTTTATGGAAAAAGCATCTTCTATATCTTGCATACCTTGTTCTAAATTAAAACTTTTTAGCCCAGATGTTTCTATTGGGGCAGATGTTGTATCCTGTTTTTTCACTAATTCCAAAGCTCTGTCTAATCTTCTTCTTGTATCGACCTCAACATCATTAGTGGATTGATTTTTTGTTCTTGCTTGACCTCTAGCCAAAGCCGCATCTGTCACTAATTTAGCTTGCGCTTCTGGCTCTCTTTGCATAGAACCTATTCCTAATTTTTCTCTATCTCTAGCTCCTCCTGCAAAATAATCATATAGAGGAAACTCTTCTCTTACTTTATCTAAGTCTCCAATATCTGACAATGCATCAGTAGTTTGCGTTATACCCGTAGCACCTATTGCCATAGATTTTTGTATATCTGCAAGTTGCTTGTTTAACATTTGCCTTCTCATCGGAGCAAGAAATGGGTCTCTTAGTTCTTGAGTAATACTTTGAAGCAGAACTTGTGGTGAGGTAGCTGTAAGACCTCCTGCTTGCATTTGTACAGGCGGAGCCATGCCCTGCGACCCAGAACCTTGGGAGTTAACTGGTGAGGACATTCTGGCTTGCATAGGCATAGCCCCTTGACCTTGCATCAATCCCATGACCGCTTCCTCAACTACTGTGGTTTGCGGTTGGTTCATTCTAGCTACTTCATTTTCATACATTTTTCTAAACTTTGCTCGTCTTTGCACCTCTGATACGACCATAAAAACTGGATACTTAGAATCAGGATTATTAATCATGGCGGCAAGTTCTGCATCTGGAACGCTTTCTAACTCTTCTCCAATCTCAATTAAGTTCATAGCCATTAACTCATACCTCTATATAGTCCTAATGCCCCTAAACCAGTGCCGACTAATGACTGAAATAATCCCGGCTGTTGTTGCATTGTGCTTATGGTTTGATTTGGAGTTACAGGCACACCTCTTAATAAGCCGCCATAGAATCCTAACTGTCCTCTTGTGGCATCTTGCTGTCTTAAGAAATCTTGATAACCCATATCCAAAGCCGCTTGTTGCAGTGCTCTCTGCTGTGCGCCCTGTCTTCTTAGCGCATCTAGTCTTGCTAGCGTATCGGCTTGTCGTTGCTGACCAAGATTAGCTAGCTGTGATGCCCTAGATAAAGCAAATCTATTACCTATATCAAATCCAGACTGACGCAATCTCTCTTGCGCTTGTCTTTGCGCCTCAAGCTGACCTAATCTAGACAAACCAAATTGTGATCTAGCTAAATCAGCGGCTCTTTCTGCACCTACTTGTTGTACAGCTCTGTCGAAAGCTTGTTGACTTCCTCTAGTCTGTATATCATCTAATCTTTGTCCTAAATTTCTTTGTCTTTCAGCTTGCAATATAGCCTCTCTATAGCCACCTAAACCTCCTGCTCTAGCGGCTTGTTGGGCTATTCGGTCACCCTCTATCTCAGAACCTCTTCTTGCTTCTCGTTTTGCAACATCTGTAACCCTTTGCTGAAACGGACTCATAAACCTATTAACTCCTGTTTCAAACCTTAACTTACTGTAATCTGGAATATAAGGTGTTCCTCTAGGCGCGGTGCTTCGTGGTGGTGGAGATGGTTCTTCTGGGATTGGCATCGGAGATGGATCAGGTCTTCTGCCGTCTGTAGGAGATGGCAAAGTGGTTTTCAATCCTCTAGCAGGAATGGTGGTTAATGCGGGTCCACCTCTAAAAATAGGAGCATCCCTATCATCAATGCCGTCCCTATTTGCATCTCGCATATCTGCGGTTCTTATTCCTCCACCCATAGGTTGTTGTTGAGGTTGTGAAGGTAATCCACCGGGATTCATAACTCCCGGAATCATTCTCTGATTAGGCTCTGGTGGCGCATAAATAGGAGGTGCTGTAAAAGAAGGCGCTCTGTATCCTGACATATAACCAGAAGGCATACCTTGAATAGTCCTAGTAGCTTCTTGTAATTCAAAAGGAGTACCAGACTGAGCGTAACCTCTAGTCATAGCTTGAGCAGTAATCTCATCAGGAGAAAAATATGCTAACCTATCGGCTCCATATTGAAATCTAGGCTGTAAAGACTCTGCTTCGCCTCTTTTTAATAGTCTTGTAAAATATGGTTGTGCGTATTCAGGCAAATCACTTTGTATAATTCTCTGCTCTGTAGGCGCGCTTGATCCTCCTCCACCACCCATACTATATCTCCTTTACACATTTGTATGTTATTTTATCGTAACCATGATTTATTCCATGATCACGAATTTCTTTTTTACTTGTCCAAAATTCTATGCTTTGACAGCCTAAAAGTCTTGCCAAGTCTTCTATGCTTGCTTGAAACTTATCTGCACCTGACTGCTCTCGATACCAAGCTATCCAAAGCAATAGATATCTTTCGTTAGAAAAGTTTCTTTTTAATACTTGGGTTATAAGAAAACCATCTTTAGGTTCTATGTCTTTATCTATCCACAAGATAGCTTCGTTATTAATGCATGCAACATAAATATCTTCAGGCGTTTCTGCTTCATGCGTTTCTTTTTGTATTGTATTTAAACCTTCTTTAATATCTTCCCAATACTCATCGATATTAACTCGAACTAACGTCATGCAGGTAATACTCTTTTATCATTGATCGGTCTAGCTTGTTTTGTTGTATTAGTTTTTTCAGTTCTAATTCTGTCCATCATTCTTTCTAACTTGTTTGCCCCTGCGTCAGAACTGCCATCACCTAACATAGATACTACATCAGCAGGTACAATAAATTCATCTTGAGACACTGCTACTCGTTGACCATTTTTATTAGGGTCTCCAATGACACCAAAAATATCATCCTCCATTCCGCCTGCAAGCGAACCTTTTATCATTCCTTCTGTTTGGGCATTAGGCGCAAGGGTTTTAAGAACTGCTCTTCTTATTTCTCTAAATGCATTAGAGCCATACTTATCAATAAATGCCGATACGACCTCATCATTTGTTTCGTTGCCTAATATAAATTGTGCCACTTGATTAGTTAAAGGATCATCTAACATGGCTTGAGTTATGCCGCCCTCTTGTTTAAGGTCTACACCTCTGCCCTTTAATATATCTGCTTGTGTAACCTTGCCATCACCAGTCAAGTCTGGAAACTTAGTGTCTCCACCCGGAGCCATGAAACCCATTTTGTTTCTTACATCTTCAGGTAACTTAGCTAATCCTTTATTTTCTTTTGGAACTGCTTTTAGGCTACCGCCCTCAGCTCTACCTTTTCTTGTTGATGTAGTAGCTTTTGGAGTTTGCGGAACTTCTTCAGCTTGATTTGCACCTTGCTCACCTAATAATTTTTCTAAGGCATCAATTTGATCTTGCAGATAGCTTGGATTAAATTGAGGCGCTGTTTCTGCTGTTAAAAACTGACTAAAGTCAGGCAAAGTAGATGCATCAAACAATTGATCGGTAGTAGCAAACTGACTGAAATCAGGCAAGTTAAGTGTGGATGGATCAAACAATTGATCTGTAGTAGCAAACTGGCTAAAGTCAGGAACACCTTGTATATCACCAAAATTAATTGTAGTAGGTGTTGGTGTAAACCCTTCAAACTGACCCTGCAATCCACCAAGGTCTTGGGCAAATCCTGTTTGGGCTTGCTGTAAATTACTTAGCTGACTTAATATTCCTGTAGGATCAAATTGAGGAATGTTAGATAAGTCTTGTTGCGTAGCAAATTGACTAAAGTCTGGTAGATTAAGAGTGCTCGGATCAAAGGGTGTAAATCCTTGGAACTGTCCTTGCAGATTACCTACGTCTTGTGCAAGTCCTGTTTGCCCTGTTTGCAGATCACTTAACTGACTTAGTATATTACTAGGATCAAATTGAGGTATGTTAGATAAATCTGCTTGAGTAGCAAACTGACTAAAGTCAGGCAAACCTAAAGTGCTTGGATCGAATTGAGGAACACCGCTTATCGCTGTGGATAAGTCTTGTTGAGTGGCAAATTGACTGAAGTCTGGTAAACCTAAAGTGCTTGGGTCGAACTGAGGCACACCACTGATTGCTGAAGATAAATCTTGTTGCGTAGCGAATTGACTGAAGTCGGGTACACCTTGTATATCGCTAAAGTTTATTGTGGTTGGACTTGGGGTAAACCCTTGGAACTGCCCTTCAAGCCCTCCTAAATCTTGAGCGAAACCAGTCTGTGCTTGCTGTAATGCCGCTATTTGCTCTTGCAAAGATGTGGGATCAAACTGAGGTATATTAGATAAATCTGTTTGCGTGGCAAATTGGCTAAAGTCTGGAGCTCCCTGTATGTCATCAAAGCTAATAGTTGTTGGGCTTGGACTAAATCCTTGGAACTGTCCTTGTAGTCCTGCTAATCCAGTCTGTAAGTCACTAATTTGAGATGCAATATTAGACGGATCAAAAGGCGTGAATCCTTGGAACTGTCCTTGTAAACCACCTAAGTCTTGAGCAAATCCTGTTTGGGCTTCTTGCAAAGCCGCGAGTTGATTTTGTATCGCTGTTGGATCAAAAGGTGTAAACCCTTGGAACTGTCCTTGTAATCCTGCTAGTCCTGTCTGCAAACTAGAAATATCAGACTGCAATCCAGAGGGATCAAATGAAGGTATACCTGATATTGCCGCGGCTAACTGATCTTGTGTAGCAAAGCCACTAGTATCTACTGTGGGTAAACCTGCAATAGCTTGTTGATTAGCTTCTATTAAAGCTTGTAATTCTGCTAACTGACTTGAATAGTCAGGAACGTCTGTTGCACTTGTTGTTCCCTCTTCTAAAGCGGAAAGTCTACTTGTTAAATCATCAAGTCCCGATGCAGAACGTAAAGAAGCTACGAAATCATCGTACTCTAAAGGTGTTTCCAAATCCATTGTTCGGGTTTCATCATCCCCCGTACCAGTGCCATCTGGACCTGTGCCTGTATCAGTATCTGTGTCTGTTCCTGTATCAGTATCAGTATCAGTATCTGTTCCTGTATCTATCTCGCCTGCTGTCGGATTTACATTTCCGAAGTAGCTAAACTCTGGAGAAAAACCCGGTATAAAACCAGTCGGTATGGGATTAGCAAATCTTCTAGGTACATATCCTCTAGTCAAATCTCCATCACCAAAATAATCTGGAGTCTGCGTACCTTGTTGCGATCCTCTTCGTCCTCCTCTATTGCCTTCTGGTCTTGATGTCATATCAGAAAAAGGAGCAATTATTGGCTCAGGCACAAAGGGGTCTACTGTAAATCCTTGTGTCGCTTGCGTGGGATCAATGATAGAAGGCACTCCCATACCTGCTGAGCCATAAAATTGTCTATAACTAGCTGATTGTGTGGGAGAAAACATTCCGGGCTGTATTACAGTTTGATCTGTTGGTACACCTGCGCCTCCGCCACCAAGCCCTTCATCACCAAAATAGTCTGGCATCGCAGGATTTTGTTCTGCTAAATAATTATAATAAGCTTGCTTGCCTGCTTCGTAAGCAACATCACCTATATTTTTTGTGGTCCCTCCTTCTTGCATCCCTGTAATATCAATAGGAACCATCTCTGGGTACATCTCTTGCAATCTTTTTGCTCTCTCTTCTGGGCTTTCCAATGAGGCTATATACTCTTCAAGCTCTTCTTGAGATATCATTGCTCCAGTAGTTCCCATTCCTATCCCAGTTGGAATGTAAACACTCGGATCAGACAATGCTGATAGGGTGGCTTTTGCGCCAACCTCTAGTCCAGATGGATTAGCTAGATTAGCAATTGCTTCTTGTCCTAATTCTTTTCCTAGAAATTCTTTCGTAGAGTCTGCAATAACAGGATTAAATGCAGAGGAAGTTGCCGCATCTACTATATTTTTTGCACCTGCTTCAGCTATGATTTCTTTAGTCGCTTCTGTTGTTAAAGGCTGTCCTGCTGTTTGCGCGGCAGATTCTGCTACAGTTTGACCGGCAATATCTGCACCTGCTATGGGCAACTTGTTTAAAAATTGACCTAAACCAAATCCTGTTAGACCCGCTAATAATCCTTTCCTAACATCTCCTGTAGCCGCAGTCTGAGCTAATCCAGAACCTATTGCACTAGCGGCTATGTTACCCAAAGCGTTGCCTAAAAAAGCTTTACCTAAAACACTTCCTAAGATAGGAGCTAAGAATGGCAAGAACGCTTCGGGTTGCCCTGTCTGTGGATTCACAGTCAAAGGCATAGCTGACGCTAGCCCTTTCATTTCAACAGGATTAACGTGCAACAACATACTGTCTCCGAATCTGCCTTGATTGGCTACGTTCTTAGCTTGTTGTCTTAAGTCCATATTATCTTTCCTCTGTTGTCTCGCATCCAAACAAACTAAAACTTTGGTTTGCTGAGCTTGCGTAGACTCTAACTACATCTGCTTGATTTAAAGTTATGCCTATTACATGAGCCTCGGTGGCATTAGCCGCTAATGATTTATCAAAAAAAATATATTCTTTATTGCTTGTTGTTGCGCCTGCTACCGATATATTTATTCTGTAAGTTACACCCGATCCTGATCGATTACATATTACTAAAGAACTTACTGTTGTTTGGCTTTTATCTGGCACTGTATATAGTGTTGTTTCTGTTGTTGCTGATGGAGCAACCTGTCCTAATACTTTTAAACTATCAGACACTTGATCCACCCATTAATAAAAACTGATGTCTTCTAACTGCTTTACTAATTACTGATTGCTGTAATGTTTGTAAATTTCCAGAGTCTGCATTGATGTCTTGTATAGCTTGCTCTGTCAGTCTTCTTGTAACTGCTTGATCTTCAAGATCATATTCTGGTGATGGTATCGGTAAAGGTACAGATGTTTTTGTCGCCATTATCTTCTCCCATCTTGTCTAAGGTCTAATCGCAAATCACCTAATCGCCAACCGAAATCATTAGAATTATTCTCTATTCTTATTGCGGTCTGTCTTGCTCTAGTTCTAGTATTTATAAACGTAGAGTTAGGTGTGACTGCTACAGTTTGTTTTGTAGATAAACTTTGCAAAGGATAATCTCTGCCTTTAAATATAAAGTTTACCGTGCTGTCTGAAGTAGATGCTCCTCTGTATTGTAAGTCTGGTATTAGCTTAGATACAAACATGTATCTTTCGCCATCTGGATCAAGATCAAAATCAGATGACTCTATGAATGCAGTAAAAGGTTGCCCATCTGCACTATGTCCTGTCTCATGATTAAATAAAAAGTTTGAATCAGTTGTATCTAATTTGCTTGCCGCTATGGGCGATCCTAATATGTAAGCAGGATTCCATGCAGTTCTTGCAAAGCCATCACTAGTTGTGCCTATAGCCCAAGATTGTTCTAAATAATTATAAGATACATATCTATTTATCTCATCACTATCGGCACTTGGATAAAACCAAATAATCTCGTTATGATCAGGTATTGGTGCGGCAAATACTTTAAACGATTGGCCTTGATTAAAGTCTCCAAAAACATGATCTAACACAGTGCAAGGCAACCTTTGAGCAGAACCTGCATATTGATAGAATGCCCCGTTGTCCATAAAGTACACAACATTACTCGCAGTGGCCGCGGCATTAGGACTTGCCATTGACATGCCGTTAGCTACCTCGTTAAAACTAAATATAAATGGCGCTCCAACAAATCGCATTGACACAATACCTGCATCTGTCCAAATTAATATTTCTTGTCTTGTTTTGAGTGCGCCAATTATTAAACTACCTGAAGATAATCTTACTCCTCCTGCTGAGTTTGTTGCAGATGGTGTCCAATTTACCGCATCTTCAGAATCAGAAAATCTAACTAATAACGGGTCAATAGTACTTGAACCTATAGGATTGCATCCAAAAGCAATAACGTGCCTATCGACATCTGACATCATTATTTGAAAAAGAGCCGTTGGCGTATCACTTGCTCCTGCCCTAGTGCTAGCATCTACTGCTCTTGTCGTAACTCCACTAGATTCATCCCAATAATATAATCGTCCTCCTCTTGGTGCGGCAATAACATCATCTCCAAAATTATCGAGACTCCACAGCCTTAACTGGTTTGTTACTGATATTGCACTAGCAGAACCCCATGCTCCTGCTCCCCAAGTACCAGAGCCCCATCCTGTGCTAGATATGTATACATCTAATCCAGTATTTATCTGATAGGCTCCAACTACACTAGAGCCTCCATTGCCAGAGTCTGAGGAGTTTGCTGTAACGGTAGAGCCACTTGTATCTTTTGCAATGATGGTAAATGTATTAGTAGTTAGAATACTATCAATCTCATATTCTTGATTCAAAACATTTGCGACTACATTGCCACCTAAAGATGAAGCTCCTGAAAAAGTAACAAAGTCTCCTTTTACTGCGCCATGAGAAGCATCAGTTACGGTAATGGTTGAGCTACCGTCTGTTGCAGAAAAAGTTACATCACCTGCACTAGTTGTAGTTCTTATAGGAGTGATGTCGTTAAACGTAACTCCTTCTTGCGCTAATAATTTTTTATGAGTGCCAAGAATATTATATTGGGTTTGTTCCGCTGATTTATAAACGTGAATTTTTCTGCATGTTCCAGTAAAAGAATTAGATGAGTTTTTAGCCCAACCTCCTATCTTTTCTGGCCTACCTTTTCTAAATCTAATTTTATCGGCATCAAACCAACCGCCCTCGTTGGAGTAATTAGTTCCTTCTTTATCTATACCCGGTTTGAATACAAATTTTCTTAAAGCCAAAACTACACCTCATGCCATTCTTTTCCTTGGAATAATAAAGCTTCAGCTTCTCTTCTTCTAACTAAACCATCAAGCACTTTGCCGCTTGCTTTATTCCACCTTTTAATTTGAAACGGAACTTCACTATACTTCTTTTCATTTAGAACTTTTAACATCGTAGATGACTTAAGATTTGTAGGACCTAAATTGAATACCCAAGATACTAATGCATCATACTGACATTGCTCTAAATCTACATGCACCAGATTTTTTACATATCCTTCAAACTCTTCTATGTCTTCTCGTAAAAGTTTCTCTGCTTCTTCTTTGGAGATTACATCTCCTTCTTTAACTTTTTTTGTATACCCATATCCTATAGTCCAAACACCTGCGGGACACTTGTAGCTTTCTAACTCACATCCCTCGAACTTTTTAATTAAGGCTACACCCTCTTCTGATATTCTCATTACTATTTATTTACCTACACCTTTTACGCGTTCAAAACTTCTAGCGCCTCCGAGGCCAAGCATGCCGAGCAAAAGCGGCATCATCACAGAGGCATCGGCTTGGGGTATCATGATACCGAAACCTGCACATATAGGAGATATTAAGAAGTTGACGAATAAGCCTAGGACACAAGTATATCCGGCTAACGGTCTCCAACTCGATTGAAACCAATTACCTTTGGCATCTAGCTTATTAATCTCTATCTGACCCTTTGCAAGCTCTTGAGCATGGCGCTCTGCCATTGTGCTTATCTCATGGGCCAAAGCCATCTTTTGATCTTTGTCTTCTATAAATTTATCTAATAACTGCGTAGCAGGACCAATTAAATTTTGTAACATAACCTCACCTATTTTTTTGACATGTAAGCTGTTGCACCAAAATACAAACCGATCACAGAAGCTTGACTTAAAAATATCATGTCACTCATTGCACTCCATGTATCTAGCCTAGATTCAGATATCACTAAAGATGCAAGAGGATAAGCTATCATAGATATCATAGCTACCCATGCCATTCTTCTTTGTGTATCTGCTTTTTCTTCCGCTAACTCTTGCTTAAGTATTTCATTATGTCTAGCAATCTCTTCGTCAGAAACTGTACCATCTCCATCAAAATCATACTCAGAATACTTAGACTTAGGCTCTAGTTTTTTTGGTGTCATAATTTTCCCAATTAATTATTGACTAGTAAATATTTATTCTGGAGGAGGTTCTGTGATGGGAGTTGAATCTGGACCTGCAAGCCAAAATATCAAAGCACCAATTATAATCATAACTACAAGTAAGACTAGGTGAACCCAACTTGTTTCATCTCCTCCATTGTATTCTTGCCATCCCATTAGGGAGCTACCTCCTCTTCCTCTACAGGTAATGGAACTACATTAAGTCTTGTAATTTTTGTATCTTCAGGAACCCATTCGGGTCTACAAAAAATTGTCCCCTCTTCTAATCCTTGAAAATATTTTCTTTCACGAGTCATTTCTTGAGCTATCCACTCACAGTGTTGTGGATTCATGAAGTAAGATTTTTTCGTTTTATCCTCTACTCCATTTATCATAACCACTAAAGCAATGACTAACTTTGGATTCATTGCCTCTCACGAAGCATAATCTCTATTAGCGTTCCTAGCTTCTCGTCAGTAGCTTTTGAGATTTCTGTTTGCTGTGCAAGTCCATCTGCTATTGTTTGTATCGCTTGCTCATTTAGTTTTGTTCTTACTGAATTATCAGTTGTTGTAGTCTCTAGTTTTTCTACTACTTTAGATACTTTTGCAACTTCTTCATCAGTAGCCTGCGCTTGAGCCTGCATAGTTCCCCATGCGATAGCCGCAGGTATAATTGCCGCCACAAGCGGCACTGCCCATGATGGGACCTTTATAGAGTCACTCATAATTTTTTTTCCTTATAAATCTAAATTAATTTTTTTCTCATCAATAAGTTTTTGTCTATTAGCCATATGTTCTGATTCAAGTTCTTCTTTACTCTGCCCGAAATATTCTACTGCCAAATGATTATCTATCATTGACTGATTAATATTTATTTTATCAGCAAACAATCTTCCTAGCACTCTGCCAAATTTTCCTTTTGCATCTTTTTCTGTTTGAATAACTAATTGTTTTGCAGATGTAATTTTATTGATTAGATACTCTTTAGCTAACAATCCTCGTATCTTCTCGTCTTCATCTCTTGTTCTAGACTCTGGAGTATCTATGCCGTAAAGACGTACCTTACTGTTAAACATAATGCCAAAGCCTAAATCTATTGAGCAATCTAAACTATCGCCATCGATTACTCTATTTACTTTACATTTGTATTCGTACATTAGGTAACCTTTCTGTATTTTCTTACTTTTTTTGCAACGCTCTTAGGCTGTTTAACGAATTGTTTTCCTGCTTTTGTTCCTTTTCTTTTAGCTCTAGTAGTTGCCGCATACTCTTGTGGCGATAAAGCTTTGATAGCTTTTTCTGGCAAATATCTCTCTCCAGTCTCGCTAGACTTTTTGCCTGACTTTGTTCTCCACTTTTGCTTTGTCCAAGACTTAAGACTTCTCTGTGACTTCTTCAACGGCATGATCAAATCCAAATACGGTAATGTAAGCGTCTGTCTTCCTAGGCTCTTCTATGTATTTTCTTTCTAGAAAATGTGGAACCTGACAATAATCTACTAGCTCCCAAAAGCTTTGCCTTCCGGGATCGCACATTATCAATTGTTTATTATGAAACGCTAGTTTATCTATTAGCTCTATCCAACAATCCACTTGATTTTTCCAAAAGCAAACATCGCAAGCAATGTAAACATCGAAGTCCATTGGCAGAGTATCATCAAAAATATCTTGCTGTACAAACTTAGGATTAGAATCCATAAGCTTACAAATTAAATCAAAATAAGGCTTAACTGTTTCGTCTTGATCGAATCCAGTTACTATCCCGCCTTTCTTTTGCAGATAACAACTCATTGCTCCCCATCCGCAACCTAAGTCAGCAAATGTTTTACCTTTAACATTTACCTCATCAAAAGCATCTAAGAAAACTAAAGTAGAGTTCCAAACCTTATTGCCATGCATAGAATGTACGTTATAGTGTTTCTTTAACTTTTTTATTTCAGGATGAGAAGACATAGGTATTTCTATACCTTTTATTTTCACATTAGTTTTTGTAGCCACCACCTTTAGCCTTATATTGTTTAGCTAACATTTGCGCCTTGCGAGCAGACCATTGCCCGGGCTTGCCTCCTTTAGAGCCTGCCTTAATTCTATTAAACATTCTCTTTCGCATTGTAGGCTTTGTATAATTACCTGCCTCATTTACCCTAGATTTTGATCTTTTTGCTCTACTCATAATAATTTAGCCAAAAATATTGTGCCTACTATAAATGGATATACGCCCCAGATCATCAATTCCAATCGATCAAATCTTTTAGAGCCGTCTTCTAATCTCTTTTCGATATTCTCGTATCTTAGGGCGCATTCTTTTTCATGAGTTTCAATACGCTTATTAGCATCATTCATTTCTTAGAAACATTCCTATTTCTTGCAGGCTTTTTCTTTGCCGCTACTTTTTTAGGAACAGTTTTTAATTTAGGTTTACTTTTGACTTTTTCTTTCTTATCTTCAGTAACAACCTCAGTGGGCTTTGTCCACAGAATTTTTATCTTCATCCAAAGTTTCTTGAACATCATCAGCCTCCTCTTGAAATGATTTAATCTTTTCCACAATTGTTTTTCGCATAACTGCAACCGCCTCTAACTCTGATCCCTGCCATGCGCCCCTAACTGTTCCAACATCTATAAGCTGTAACATCCCAAGTGTTAATTGTTTATCATCCATAATATTTCCTCACCAAAATAAAATTTATTACCAAGCAAGACCCCAAGCTGTTGATGGAGTTTTAGCCTCGTTTAATTTAGCAGTAGCTTTTGCTTCCACTTCTTTTACTGTATCAGAACCTAATGTAGATTTCACCCATGCAACAACTGTCGCCTCATCGAGATCATCGTAAGCGACAAACCCGCTGTCACTTGGATCAGGTGTGTAAGACTCCATACCTGATACCGTACCTGAATGATCACCATCAGTGTCTGTTGCTGACCATGCGGCATGAACTACACCTTTGTCTGAGTCATTTGTATATTCTAAATTTGTAACGCTCCATACTACTGCCATTTTATTGCTCCTTATGCATCTGGGTCGTAATCGTTTGCGGCAGTTATTGCGGCATTAATAGAAGACATATCTTCCGAACCCCAATCATCTAGTGCCACACCCATTGAAAGATATCCAGAGCTACGCATAACTCTTTCTTTCTTCTCGGCTTTTGTCATGTCATTGCAAAAATCATTGTCATCATCTAGACAATTTGTAATCACGCTGACGCTTCCTAACATTGCAGAATACATTTGTGCTTTTTCTTCTGCGGTTCTTTCTACTACTTCTTCACTCATTTTACTCTCCTTCTAAGGCTGTTATGCGAGTGGTTAATGATTCAATGATAGCTTGTTGCTCTTGAATCGCTTTTACTAACATAGGCACTAAAGCAGATGGCGCAAGTGTTTGAACATTTGCATCATCTGTTTGCCATATATCTTGACCATCTTTTACTTCAGGATGGTTATCAATAACTGTTTTTACTTCTTGAGCAATAAATCCATGTTTTAAAGTTCCATATGTGTGTCCTAAACAAGGCTCATCTGACCCTTTGATATACTGAGGTAAATCACTAGGAACATCTTTTGCTTTTTTCCAGTTGTAAGTAACAGGTCTTAGGTCATTTATAAATGAAAGTCCTGCTGTGCTTGATACAATATTTTCTTTGAGTCTTTCATCAGAGGAAGCTGACCAAGTAGTTGAACTACCGTCTAATAATAAAGTAGCAATATTACTTCCTACGCCTATCTGTATTCTGTCATCACCTGAAACGGAAAAATTATTACCAATGCCTATTGCGTTTGCTCTTGCAACAGCTCCAAAATCAACATTGTATCCAAGCGCAACATTACCTGAACCTGTAGTTAATGTATCACCTGCCAAGCCACCCACTAATGTATTTTGATTCCCTGTGGTTATTGATAGACCTGCTTCATGTCCCACTGCTGTATTGAAAGAATTAGTAGCAGAGGTAAAGTTTTGTGTTCCTAAAGCACTTCTTCCAATTGCTACGTTTTTGCTTCCCAAAGTGTCCGAACCAAGTGCAGAGACACCTAGAGCTACGTTGAAATCTGCGTCAGTAAGTTTATCCCCTGCCAAGCCACCTATAAGAGTGTTTTGAACACCTGTAGTTATATCGTTTCCTGCTTCATGTCCAACGGCAACATTGTATGCGTTAGTATCTGAAGCAACATTCATGGTTGCTAGTGCAGAGTCTCCTATTGCAACATTTCTATTGCTTTGAGTATTTGTACTCAAAGATGATTTTCCTATCGCAATATTTTCATCTCCAGTAGTTATTGCATCACCTGCAAGCCCACCTACAAATGTGTTATCTATGCCTGTGGTTACTTGATTACCTGCTTGATGGCCTACTGCCACATTATAAGCATCAGTTGATGAAGTGAAGTTTTGAGCTTGTAACGTGCCTTGACCAACAGCAACACTATTATTTCCTTTAGTATCTGCTCCTAAAGCGTTGTAGCCTAGTACTACGTTGTTATTCCCGCTTGTTAAAGCATCTCCTGCGAGACCTCCCATAAGAGTGTTTCGGAGCCCTGTAGTTACTGACTCACCTGCTACGAATCCTACCGCAACATTGTATGCATCTGTAGCACTTGTGAAATTTTGGTTTTTTAATGCAGACCTACCTATTGCAGTTGACCTACTCCCTAATGTGTCTGTGCTCAAACTGTTATAGCCTAAAGCTACGTTGAAGTCAGCATCAGTAAGAGCATCACCTGCTAAGCTACCGATGAGGGTGTTTTGTTCTCCTGTGGTTATTAGGTTGCCTGCTAAGTAACCCATAGCAGTATTGTTACTTGATGTAGTAACACTTAGCAAAGCGCCATGGCCTAGTGCAGAGTTCTGACTACCCTCAGTTGCGCCACCTAACGCACTCTTACCAACACTCGTGTTAGAAGACCCTGTGGTCATAGCATCACCTGCTAGACCGCCAATGAGGGTGTTGTTTACGCCTGTGGTTACTGATTGTCCTGAATTATGTCCAACTGCCACATTGTAAACATCAGTTGCAGATGTAAAGTTTTGAGCCGATAACGCTTGGAATCCTATTGCAACCGACCTAGAGCCTTTAGTGTCTGCTGATAAAGCACTTCTTCCAACCGCTATATTAGCATCAGCATCTGTTAAAGCATCACCTGCAAGACCACCAATGAGCGTGTTTCCTATGCCTGTGGTTATTAAATTACCTGCGTTATATCCTACTGCAACATTGTAAATATCTGCATTTGATGTGTTATTTTGAGTTTGAAGAGCATGACTACCTATCGCTACGCTGTTATCACTTGCCGTTTCGCTACTAAGAGCTAAATAGCCTATAGCAATATTGTCTCTTCCAGTTGTTAGAGCATCGCCTGTCAATGCACCCATAAGAGTGTTGCGAACACCTGTTGTTACTGACGTACCTGCATCAGTGCCCACAGCAGTGTTATACATATCTGTCGCACTTGAGGGGTTTTGATTGTTTAACGCTCTAAAGCCAAGTGCAACGCTGAAGCTTCCTACAGTATTAGACGACAAAGAAGAATGACCCATAGCTACGTTACCGTCTGCATCTGTTATTGCGTCACCTGCTACACCGCCTATAAGTATGTTTCTAATACCTGTGGTTATTTGTTTACCTGCTTCAAAACCGATTGCTATGTTGTGTGCATCAGAACTATCAGTAAGATTAAAAAGTTGTAATGCACTTTTTCCAATAGCAATATTTTTACGACCTGTGGTATTTGTGAATAAACTTGTGGAGCCTATAGATATGTTGTTAACGGCAGTTGTGCCACTTTTTTGAGATTGATAGCCCATTGCTATGTTGTGAGTATCTGTTGCACTTGATGTAAATGCTTGGTCGTTTAACGCTTGATAACCAATAGCAATACTTTTGCTACCGATTTGGTCTGTGGTTAAAGCCTCTACACCAATTGCGATGTTAAAGTCAGCATCAGTTAACGCATCCCCTGCCAAGCCGCCAATAAGAGTGTTTTCAACGCCTGTTGTAACAGATAATCCTGCTTCAAAACCAACTGCGATATTGTAGTTTGCTGTTGATGAATTAAAACTTTGAGAGCTTAAAGCGTTATAACCAAGTGCAACGGCTCTATTACCTCTAACTTCACTTCCTAAAGCATTATAACCAAGTACGGTATTTGCTGTTCCATCAGTAAGTGCATCACCTGCAAGACCGCCTATAAGGGTGTTTAAGTTACCTGTGGTTACTGACAAACCTGCATTAGCACCAACCGCTACATTGTAAACACTTGTCGCTGAACTAAAGTTTTGAGAATTTAAGGCTTGATGTCCTACCGCTACACTACTTTCACCTTCTGTATCGTTTCTAAGGGCATAAGCACCCAAAGCCGTATTTTTATCGGCTCCTACCGATGCACTTAATGCGTTAGAACCAAATGCAACAGATTCAGTACCTGTTGTGACTGCGTCTCCTGATGCATATCCGACAAATGTGTTGTTATCACCCGTAGTAAGCGCAGTACCTGCTTCATCACCCACGACAGTATTAAAATTACCACCACTAGTAATGCTGTTACCTGCGTTGACACCAAAGCGTACATTGCTTGTGCCGAGTGTTGGAGTAGATAGAGAGCCGTCTGCGGATATGCGGAAGCGTTCTGTAACAGTCACGCCAGAATTAGAAGCATTTGTAAAAACCCCAATATGAGAGCCATCTAAAGAATAAATGCCGCCTCTTCGTATACTATCTGTGCCTAAATCTATTCCAGAAAAATTACTACCTGTTGCCGCAAGTGAAATTAAACTGCCATTTGTGCTTTTAACACCTAAAACAGTATTTGCCCCAGTTGTTGAAAAATGATTGGCTGTGCTTGAACCAAGAGCGACATTTGAATTAAAAGATGCCGAACCTGCATCTGACGCATCAAAAACTAACGCATCAACATTACTTCCACCATCACTAACGATGAATTTTAAGTCTTGGTCTGCTATTAAACTAAATATCTGAGTGCTAGAGCCATTTTTAAATTGTAAGAAAGTAGTGCCTGCATCTTTGAATCTAATATCAGCACCATCAGCATCGAGATTTATATCTCCTGCAACGTCTATTGTTAAATCGCCTGAATTAACATCAATCTCTCCATTAGTTCCATCATAGGTAATTTTTAAATCGTGTCCTGCTCCTGTTCTTAACGCACCTGAATCAGACGCTGTAGATATATTGCCGTCAGCTTGTATTGTTCCACCTACAATAATATTTGAATTGAAAGTGGCAACACCTGCACTTGACATATCAAGGGTAAGGGCTGTGATTTCTGAACCACCGTCATTACCTTTGAATATTATATCTCTATCTTCAAAAGCGGATTTAATAAATAAATTTTCACTAGAAGAACCTATTGAACCTATCTGACCGCCATTAACTCGCAAGTCTATCATTTCGCCATTAGCATTTTGACGATTTAAAAAAAGCATTGACCCATTATTTCTGGATATTTGTAAAAAGCCATCAGCATCAATACTAGCACCATAAACATCTGAATTATTATTAAACAAGGTTGCCGTACTGGTTCCAAAAGTAACAACGTCATTACCGCCATCAACAAATAGCATATGAGTGTTGCCATTAGACTCAACACGAAAGTCATAATCATTGCTTCCGTTATTGATTACTGTTTCACTAGAAAGCATTTGGACTACGTCAGCACTACCAACTTCAAATCTTAAATCACCCCTTCCTTTAATAAAGGATGAACCTGTGGAATCTTTGAGATGAATAAATGCTTCTGTATCTGTGCTTTCCAATCTAATAACTTCGTTATCTGAGCCACTATTAATATGAAGTGTTGCGGAAGGACTTGATGCTTCCCCTATGCCGACTCGATCATTACCTGCATCCACAAAAAGCATATGTTGATTGCTATTAGATTCAACGCGGAGGTCTCCTTCTGCATTTCCAGTTTCGTTGACTATAAACTCACCATCTCCATGCAAAGACACATGCGCGGTGTTGTTCGCAAAAAAATCAACTCTGTCATCTGAGGACGTTCCAAACTGAAGAACATTGCTACTCGCTTGTAAAAATCCAGAAGTAGAAGCACTGCTTATAGACAACGTATCTGCAAGTGTAATGGTTGCATTAAACGTAGCCGCACCTGCCGCTGACATGTCAAGCGTGAGGGCTGTGATGTCAGAGCCGCCATCATTACCTTGAAACTTCATGTCTGCGTCAGATGTAGTAGATTTGAGAATAAAATTACCTGCGGCTGAATCTATAAATCCGCTTTGTGTACCACCATCTTTGAATATAACTTGACCACCATCAGCATCAAGGATGATGTCTCCTGCAACGTCTAATGTTAGATTTCCTGTATCATTAGCTATATTTCCATTAGAACCAGTATGTTGAATTACTAAATCTTGGTCTGCACCATAAATTGTTTTTCCGCCATCGCCTAGTTTTATATCGTGGTTAAACGATGCTGTACCTTCGTTAGACATATCAAGGGTTAGGGCTGTTATGGTACTGCCGCCATCATTACCTAAGAATACAATGTCTTTGTCTTGCGTAGGTGCTGATATGTTAAACTGACCAGATGAGTTATTAAAAAATTGACCAAAGTTTATCGTATCATCTGCTAACGTAATCGTAGTGCCATCAACATTGATGGTTAGATTTCCCGCTACATCGAGTATTAAAGAACTACTAGAATCAATCTCAGTCCCGTCAATAGTTATATTATCAACCACAACACCTGCATTTGCAGTGACA